CAACATCTACATCTGGTATATAGATAGTATTTGCATCGTATTTTACTATAATACTTCTTTCTGGATCATTAACACCTACTAAATCATACTGACACTCTACTTGTCTAATATACTGGGAAAGGGTTCCAGAACTATTTGAGTAACTTACTCTTATTCTGTATCTATATGTTCCTGGAGCAATAATTTCAGCATCACTAATATTGCTACTTAAACTCGTTATTGTAGGTATATCCGTTAGTTGTAAGCTTGTTAAGGACTCAGGCAGTGTAATATTTGTAGCAAATACTGTTGACTCGCTAAGTGTTAAATAATCATTAAATATATTATAACTATTAGAGGGAGTTATTGCATCAACATAAACTCCATAGTCCATTAACGTAATTCTAGCTGATTTGCTATTTGTAGGATCGATTCCTAAGACTAATAAATCATTAGATATTCTATTAGTCTCTCCGAATAAGAATAAATCTCCACTATCTGCTAAATTTACACTAGTGCCTGATTTTGTTCCTATACTACTAGCTAAGGTTATTTTTTGATATAACCCTTGTGTTAAATTAATTGTGCCACCAGTACTGGTGCTATTAGTGCCAACACTTTCGTATTTAAACCAATTGGTACCAGTTTCTATGACTTTTGCAGTAGCGTTATTGTAGGATGTATCAGAACAACCACTTATATTTAGTATATCTCCAACACTAAATGGGTGGTAAGTATCAGTAACTGTTGCAGTAATTACATCTGTTGATCTAATAGACCCAGATATACTAAAGCTATCAACAATTGTTCCTACTGTATTTTCTAGCGGATAAGTATTACTACGAACTTTTATTTGATATTCTTTACTTGGATTTATTAATACAGCTTCATCTAACGCATAAGTTTTGCCATCTAATCTAGTTTTAATTCGGCCACTGCCGGCACCCCACATAGGTACGTCATGTGTGACAGTTACTCTATCACCACGATTACAAATAATATACTCTAAATCCGTATTTAAAGAATATATTTCTCTACGTAGCTTACCTTGAGCCATATGCCATCTGGCATGATCTTCTACTAGAGTTTTGTTGGTTACTCCTGGTAATTGTATACTTTCAAATAATTTAGCAGGTGTTTTTCCACCACTGCCATCTTCGTTATATCCAGTTTTATATAGTATTAACTCAGACTCTTTATAGTTATCTGACTCATCATAGTAATTAATTCTTAGCCCGTCCGGAAGTTTATTAAGTACTCGTGTACCCTCAAATCCCCAACTATTGTGTGGACTAAAATGTTGAACTATATTTGCTTTTGGCTCATCAATGATAACTGTCCACTTGCCATCTACTAAGCTAGGACTTGCTCTACCGGCAGCACAAATATCGCGCATAACATCTAGTAGACTGCGTTGTTGAGCAACAATACTGTTAAATTTAAATCCTTTTTGCTGGCAATAGTAGTGCCAATATTGTAACTTTGAAAGATCTACTCTGTTTTCTACATCTGCCCAATCTATTTGTCTAGGGTTGGCTGGACTGGTCAATATATATAACAATAAACTGGCCGGATTATCTATAGCACCAAAAATCCAGTTTGATTTATCTACAGTTAAGCTATTTCCGCCTTTCCAGTCACGACCATAGGTTTGAACTACAGCATTTATACCCTCTAATTGTCCATTTAATTCCTGGCTGGACTTTATACGTATAGCTGTTTTAGTAATTGTTGTATCTACCGGATTTTTTGTAGGTTTTGCATTTCTACGTACTGTTAATGACAGTAAATTTACTTGATGTGCAAAACGCCAGTCTTCGGCCCGTTTAATTAATGAACTAGAATCTTGTACCCAACGACCAAGTGCTGCATCACAAGCAGCTCTAGTAGTTATGCTACTATCTATTTCTTCTACATCGTAACTATCTATATAAGTATAATTATCATCATTTCTAGTTTGTTGTTGAACAGTCCATACGTGACAAACTCCACTGTTAGCAGTGAAATTTGTATATTCAGTAGTACCTTGTGCTGGAGCATCACTCCAACCGCCTGTTAATCTAGTAGCGCGTACTTTTATAGCATTAGTAGTAGGTGTTGTTAAATTAATAGTATGAGTTTTTGTAAAAGCATCTTTTTTGTTTTCAGTACCATAAACAACTACACCACTAGATTCACCAGCTGTAGTAATACTGGTAATAGGTGTCCAACCACTACCTATATCCCATTCATATTTAACTTTTACGGGATAGCTGCCACCATTTGCACTATCAGTTAATGCGTACGATTTGCCTGCATTTTCACCCTGAGCTTTTATTTTACGTAAACCTTGTGGAAAATGTACTGCTATTTCTACACTATTATATTTCTCGTTAACAGGAGTTGCACCAGGTAATGCTGGTACCGCTGCTTCAATAGCTGTAGGACTTGCCACGCTTCCTGCAAATGGATGTGTAGCATTTACTAGCTCTATATTTCTAAACTGTTGTGCAACATCACTACCATATATAGTATCAAATTTTGTTTGATCACCGCCTAGCGCAACTAAAGAGGTTGGGCTACTGAGATGATACATATTTATATGTTCTATAGCATCAATAGTATAATCACTGGCAGACAATTCTCCAATGCGAAGACCAGCTCCACCACTGCTAGCTTGCAGTGTTGGTGTAGAATTTACTAATACTAGAGGTCCATAACCCCAGGTAAGCATTAGTGATAAATAAGTATCACGCTCGTCTTGATACGTAATATAATTTATTGCACCAAGTGGTGGAGTTATAGTTATCTTACCTAGTACTATAGGTATAACTTCATATGGAGTTGCTCTATTGCCACTGCCAGTAGCTATTAATTGGGCCTCTGCATTACCAGGATCGTTTGTATTTGCACTAGGCGGTCTAATGGGTGCAATTGCATTTACTAATAAACTACCTGCTAATGTTACTCCTGCTGTTAGGGCGGCGCCTGTAATACCTGTTGCGGCTGTTCCAAGAGTAAAAGATCCCCCTGCAATAACAGATTGCAAACCTCCAGCAATATAAGGAGCCGCAATTGCTATAGCAATCATAGCAACTAATCTAAATATAGCTGCTCCATTTCCTTTGCCGGCAAGAGCACGATATTCTATACGATCATGTTCTTGTACTATAAAACTATCCCACTTATTTTCTTCTACTATGCGACCATTTACAATTATAATAACTTTTTCTACAGCTTTTTTACCTAATTGCCATTGTTCAAATAGCCAGCTAGATATTTCTTTTAGAGTAGTACCTGGTGCAACTGGAAGTGTATATAATTGTGTGCGTAATGGATGCGGCGCTGCATTTAATATAGCCGATTTTTCTTGACTATACTCATAAAATCCTATAATACGCTTATTCCAGCGATGACTAGATAAGTTTTCAACAGTTACATCTGTTCCTTCATTTACATGAAGAAATTGATTGTCGTTTATTAATACACCTACATGGGTTGCTGAACCCATGGTTTTAAACAATACAATAGAACCAATTTTAGGTTCCTTAATTTGGGTCCAGCCTTCTTTGTATTGATCTATTAACTCTTGTAATCGCGCAGTATCATCTACGGTATTATAACTATCAGTAAAGCTAGGTAAACTTATATTGTACTCATTCTTATAAACAAGACGTACTAATCCCCAGCAATCTAATCCATTGCTATCTCTGCCACCATCTTTGAATGGTATACCAATATATTTATTTGACCACATTAGAATAATCCTGGAAAATATTGCGGAGTAAAACTATGTTGTGGAAATGGTTCCAAATCTAAGTTTATCATATTAAGTTCAAAACTAATACTGTCTCTGTTATAGCTAATATTTGTAATGTAAAAATCAGTAAAAGTAATCTCTGGTACATTAGGAGTGCTAGATATAACTACTTCTAATTTTACTTTTGGTGGGCCATTAATAGTACGTATAAGAGGTGTTAGATATTGAGTTACGTCATTAATAACTATTTGACATCTAGCAGATTTGCCGTCATTTTCATCTGGAAGCGTAATTTCAAGTGGCAAGAATATAAAATTTTGGCCATTACTAATAACGCCATAAATTATGTCATCTAAATCCGTGCTATGATTTATTGGTCCACCAGTATCACTATCACCAATAGTTACACTGGTGCTTAGCCTTTGGGTCCAGCCATCAGCAATTCTGGCAATAACTGTGCCAGACTCATCGGGGTCATATACGGTTAATAACACTATAAAGTCGTCTCCACCTTCTGGTGCAAGTATTGACCTAATAGCTTGTAATGATAATGATGATATTCTACTCACGGTAAAACTTCCATCTGTATTTCAACATTATAATATCCAGGAGCAATATATGTTAAATTAAATAGCTGACCATCGTTACTAGGAATTATTCTAACCTCTTCCGTTATTCTAGTCCTTGGATGATTAAAATTAAATCTAAACACGCCTTTTAGTGTATTATGTACAAAATCTTCTAGATCAGCTACTTGTGCTTCAGTCATTAAAAAGGTCATGCTCATAGTTCTAGCGCGCTGTCCAAGCCTGCGCATTTTTGGCATACCTTTATCCATAGGAGTTCTAGCCAGTAGAACTCCTCCGGTTTCAGTGAACCCTTTTAATGGAGTTTGCGGCAAGTTAGGGTGCCAAGATATTGTTGCCATGATTATCTCCTAATTAGTGTAGGCTGTAATCCAAAAGAATTAGCTATAGCCTGCCTAGGGGCACCTCCTGGCCTGGCAATTTCTCTGCCTACCATTTCGCCTACCATTATATCAATACTAACATTTCCACGACTATCTGTAGTTTCTTGTGTAGTTACTTGTTGACCACTATAATTATGCACGTTAAAATTTACAACTGGTTTAGCTGCTTCTGTTGTATGTCTACTATCATTTTCCATACGAACACCAAGCTCTCCATTACTCATACGGGATAGCGGCATAATTGCTTCGGGACCGGCTTCACCCATTACTCCAAGACCTTTTGCAGCTTTAAATAATGTGGGCTTATTAACAATTTGATTAGTAAACATGCCACCTTTGGCATAACCAGGTATACTATATTCTTTAGTATAATCCATAGCTCCGCCCATAGCATATTTACGTATTCCTGAATCAAAAGCTCCGCCCATAGCCATAGCTCCGCCCCCCTGAGCAGCTACAGGTGTACCACCAAATAAATTACTAAATAAATTACCTAATAGTGGTTTTAATCCTTGTACATAAATTGCGTGCATTTGCAGGCGCATTTCATAGCGTAATATATCTTGCAAAAAGCTATTAATTACATCTTTAAAAGCACCCTTACCAGTAGTTGCCCAATCAACAACTGCATCAGCCATACCCTCAAACATTTTTTCAAACTGATTAGCAAAGTTTTTGAATCTATCTGGCACCATAACACTACGTTCTACTAATTCCTTAGCACCTTGTGCACGTTGTACAGTTAATTGTTGACGAGCATCTAAGTTTGCCAAATCTTGCTGAGCCTTAATTACAGAAGGATCAGTATTGGGATCTATGCCTTCAGCTCCTCCAGCAGCCCTTCTAGCGGCAGCTAATGCTAATTCTAGTCGTACCTTTTCAGCAGCTATATCGCGCAATTCACGTTCGACATTAAGGTCTATTTGTTTAATTTGTAAGTTAGCACTAAGTCTATTTTTCTCATCTTGAGTATACATACCCAAACTATCAAGAATATCAAATCGTTGTTGCTCTATGGCAAGCTCATGTGACTTTAGTTCCGCTATACTTTCGTAAATTAATTTCTCGGCCTCTAACTGACTTAATCGTAGTGCATCTCGCTCAGCAATTTCTTTAGTAGTTAAATTGAAATCTTCTACTGATCTAGTAGTACGTTCTACTTGTTTTCTAACGGCTTCATTTGCCTGTATTTGTTCTCTTGTTTTATCAACTATTTGACTTAGCGAAGTTAATCTGGCCTGATCACCTGCACTTATTTGTCCATCTACTCCATATTGCTTTACAAGGTCTTCTCTGAAAACGTTCAATCGACCTTCTTCTTCTGCTAGAGTTTTTGCTTCGCCAGCTCTTTCTCTACCCATTTGCAATCCGCGTAACCTTCTATCTAGGTCTTGCCTAATGCGTTCTGACTCAGAAGTAGTGCCTGTTATGCCACTTTTTATTGCATTAGTTAATTTTATTTCTCTGTCAAGCGTACGTTCTGTAATTTGCAAATTATAGGCAGCTTGTTTGCCTTGCTCTTCTAAGGCTGTTTTTTGAGCTAATAGTTCTTTTTTGCGACTACGCTCTAGTTCAATTTGACCGGTTTTCTCTGCAAACTGTGTTCCTACTTGTCTGGGATCTTGACCGGCTTTAAGTGCCATATCTCTAGCAGTTTGTGCTCGCTGTAAAGCTGCATCTGCTGCTTGATCTATTAACTTATATTGCTCTTGTAATACAGTTTGAACTAAATCTAATTGAGCCCCCAATCTTTCAGGAGTGTCACTGCCTATAGCTCCGATAATATTACTTAACTTATCAAATTCAAATTGTATTTTATCTGTTTGACGTTTAGCTTCAATGTCTAGAATTTTTATTGCAGCATCAAAATCAATAGATAATTTTTTAGCTGCAGCATTTGCTACAGCTAAAGCAGTTTTAGTTCTTCTTTCCTGTATAGCTAGCAAATCAGTATTTTCTGGTATTTGTTTTTGTAGTTCTTGAAATTGTACGTCAAAACTTTTTTGTGTTGTGCCAGAATTAAATTTACCACCAGTTTCTAAAAATTGTTTCTTTAGCTCTCTGGCACGCATGCCTTGCTGTATTCTTATTGCTGCAGTCGGATCTTCTGGTGTAGCTAGTGCTCCTTTTAGCATCTCTCTGTCTTTGGCGTCTTGAATTTCAAGGCGTAACAATTCTATTCTATCAGCTAATCTATCTTGACTGGTAATTAACTCTAACTCTACATCAACTTGTCTTTTTGATATGTCCGCTACAGCTTTAGTACCACTAACTGTGTCTGCGAAACCTTTACTAACAATATCTTTTTGTGATTGTAATTGTACTTGCGCTAATTTAAGCTTAAATTGTTCTATACTGGCAGCTACTTGTTCGGTTATACTTCGTTTAATAAAGTTTTCAGCTTCTTTACCTAATGCTTGAATTTCACTTCTTATTTTTCCAACACCTTGCTCTTGTGCAGCGATTATTGCAAGTTGTGCTGCTATTTGTTCATCTATCTCTCTTTTACCAGCATTGTTTAAATTCCAGCTTTGTCTACGTTTTTGTAATTCAGCTAACTTATCTCTAAACCCTTCTAATTGTTTTGCTGCACTTTCATATGCTGGTTTTAGATCATTAAATTGAAATACTAAATTTTGAATATCTAGGGCGGCTGTGCCAAATAGTGATAGGTCTGTATTACTTAATTTATCAAGACCAGCGGCTACAGTAGTAAATGACTCGTCCGTTAGAGCTTTATTTAATTCACCACTATATTTAATAGCACTAGAGAAGAAAGTAGTCATTGGGCTACTATCTTTCATGCTATTCATAAAGTTAGTCATAGATTTTTCAGCTAAATCTCCGCTGTCTTTTAGCCCCTTTAAATATAAGCTACTTTCTTGTACGCGTTTATTTACTTGACCAAGAGCAGACTCTATTTCGGACATTTTATCGGGGCCACCAGCCCCTACTGCTTCAGCAACATTTGTTGCTGTTAATCTTGAAGTAGGTATGTCTAATATTTGGGCGTATTGCTGTTTAAAAGCTTCTCTAGCTGGGCCAGCGGGTAAGGCCTCTATACTAGCCATTACTGCCTTTCCTAGTTGATTAGATAA